GTAGAAGAAGAGTTTAACTCCAATGAATGGAGTAGAGAAATAGATTATGAAACACTTGGACATATTTATTTGAATTATAATAATTTTAAAAAAAATAATACCTTATATGACTTTAATGATATGATTGATTTGTTTGTTAAAAAGAAAAACGATTGCCAAGAATTAGAATATATTTTTATTGATGAAGCCCAAGATCTATCACCTATCCAATGGAACATGTTTGATGTTTTAAAAACAAAATGTAAACATTTATTTTTAGCAGGAGACGATGACCAAGCTATATTTGCTTGGGCGGGTGCTGATGTTAAAAGATTTTTAAATGAACCTGCAGATGAAATAGTATTAGATCAATCAGAAAGAGTTCCTCTATCTGTACAGAATCTTTCAAATGTTATCTTAAGTAGAATTAAAACAAGGAAAGAAAAAAACTATCTAGCTAAAAAAGGAAACGAAGGTAAGGTAGAATATATTTATGATACAGATAATCTAGATCTAACTAAAGATAGGTGGTTAATTTTAACAAGAACAACTTATCGAAGAGATAAAATTTGTAAACAGCTTAGAGAAAAAAGTATGTATTATAAAACAAAATACGGAAAAAGTTATGATGCAAAATTATATAAATGTATATTAAAATGGGGAGAACTTACAAAAGGTAATACTATAACAATATCTGATTGTAAGGATGTATTTGATTATCTAGCTAAAGATTTTCCTGAAAGTGAATTAAAAAATAAATCAGATGTTACTATAGAAGATATTTGTTATTCTAAAAAAGATATATGGTATCAAGTTTTTGTTAACGCAGATCAAGAAGAATGTTTCTACATAAGAACAATGTTAGGAAACAAAGAAAAATTATCAGACGAACCTAGAATAGAAGTATCAACCATTCACGGAGCAAAAGGTGGAGAAGAAGATAATGTTATTTTAGTTTTAGATAATACCAAAAAAATAAGAGACTCAGTAGAGTTAAATCAAGACAAAGAGGATGAGGAGCATAGAGTTTGGTATGTAGGAGCAACTCGATCTAAACATAATCTATATGTCTTAAAACCAGCAAAAGAAAGGTACGGTTATCAACTATGACGGATAGTAGTATATTCAAAGATCTAGAACCACAAGAAAAGCAAATAGGAGGAAAACATTACAAAAATTTTCACATTCAACCTTATGAATTTATTTCAAAAAATAATCTTTCGTTCTTCCAAGGGAACGTTATAAAATATGTGTGTAGATATCTTACAAAAAATGGTATAGAAGATCTAGAAAAGATAATACATTATTGCGAATTAGAAATTAAGAAATTAAAAGATATGAAAAGGAAAAAGAAATGAGAGTACCTTTATTTACAGCACAGACTGAATGGATTGAACCTGAAGAATATCCTGATTTACGTCAATATGAAGAAATAGCAGTCGACTTAGAAACAAGAGATCCTGATCTTAAAAAGAAAGGATCTGGAGCAGTTATTGGTAATGGTGAAGTTGTAGGTATAGCTGTAGCTGTACCTGGAAGAAAGTTTTATTTTCCAATTGCTCACGGCTCAGGACCTAATATGGATCGAAAGAAAACTTTAGAATGGTTCAAAGATATAATGGCAACAAATGCTATAAAAATATTTCACAATGCAATGTACGATGTATGTTGGATTAAAGCTATGGGTATTAAAATAAATGGTTTGATTGTTGATACAATGATTGCAGCTTCCTTAGTAGATGAAAATAGATTTCAATATTCTTTAAACTCTGTTTCTTGGGATTACTTAGGCCATGGTAAAAATGAACAAGCTTTAAATCAAGAGGCTAAGTCTAGAGGACTAGATCCAAAAGCAGATATGTGGCAACTACCGGCAATGCACGTTGGAGCTTATGCAGAAAAAGATGCAGAGTTAACTTTAGAATTATGGCAAGCATTTAAAAAAGAAATTATACATCAAGATATAGAATCTATATTTAATCTTGAGACAGATCTTTTCCCTTGTTTAGTTGATATGAAATTTAAAGGGGTTCGTGTCGATATCGAACGAGCTCATAAATTGAAACAACAACTATGTACACAAGAAGAGCAATTAATGTACCAAGTAAAAGAAGAAACAGGTATAGATGTGCAAATATGGGCAGCAAGATCGATAGCCAAAGTTTTTGACAAACTTGCTTTGCCTTATGAAAGAACCGAAAAATCACAGTCACCCTCCTTTACTAAAAACTTTTTACAAGAACATAATAATCCGTTAGTACAGAAAATAGCAAAAGCTAGAGAAATAAACAAGGCTCATACGACATTTATTGATACGATTATAAGGTACGAAAACAAAGGCCGAATACATGCAGATATAAATCAAATTAGATCTGATCAAGGTGGTACAGTTACGGGGAGGTTTTCTTACTCAAATCCGAATCTTCAGCAACTACCTGCAAGAAACAAGGATCTAGGACCTATGATTAGATCTTTATTTTTACCTGAAGAAGGATGTACTTGGGGTTGTTTTGATTACTCTCAACAAGAACCAAGGCTCGTTGTTCACTATGCAGCCTTACATAATTTTCCTTCAGTCTATGATGTTGTTGATTCTTATAAAGATGATGTTAATACAGACTTCCACAAGACTGTAGCTGAAATGGCTAACATACCAAGATCACAAGCTAAAACAATTAACTTAGGATTATTCTATGGTATGGGTAAAGCAAAACTACAAGCTGAGTTAGGTGTATCAAAAGAAAAAGCTGCAGAATTGTTTGAGCAGTATCACGCTAAAGTACCTTTTGTTAAACAGTTGATGAGTAGCGCATCTAATAGAGCTCAAGAACGTGGTCAAATTAGAACTTTACTTGGTAGACTTTGTAGGTTTCATCTATGGGAACCGAATCAATTTGGTATGCACAAAGCCTTGCCTCATGAAGAAGCACTACAGGAACACGGACCAGGGATTAAAAGAGCTTATACTTACAAATCTTTAAATAAATTAATACAAGGATCTGCAGCAGATATGACAAAAAAATCTATGTTAGAATTATATAAAGAAGGTATTGTAGCTCATATACAAATTCACGACGAATTAGATGTTTCAGTTGAGTCTGAAAAGCACGCTAAAAAAATTGTTGAAATTATGGAAAATGCTGTTAGTTTGGAAGTCCCTAACAAAGTTGACTATGAGTCGGGGTCAACATGGGGAGATATTTATGACTAACTATGGCTTATTTAAACGCAAACATACCTGTAACATATGCACAAATTAAGAGAGAATATTTATACGATCTTAAAAAGCATCATGGAGAAGTTGAAGACTGTATTATCTTCGGCCTTACAGCTATTACTGGGCGTGCTATACTCTTTCACTGTATTATGGAGAGTGGTGCAGTATTTTATCGCCTCCCTATTAGCGCGTTTATTCAACGGGGTTTTAAGGCAGATGAAGTACCACGAAGACGACTTGATGAACTTCAGCTTTGGAATTCTTTTAGTTATTATCCTGCTATTACTAGTTATGATATTCTAGGCGGACAACACGGCAAGTACATAGGAAAAGATAAGAAATGGCATCACGGTACATATTTATTTACCGTTGACTTTGCGCATCCAGAGAGTAATATAGTAGACACCGATCATTCGGAAATTCCACACGAACATAAGTGTGCACACATCATCGCATTAGATGATGGAAATTATGCGGCACAGCCTAACAATAGATTAATCTGGGACATACCCTCGTTTACAGTCAAGGACAATATTCCTGACTGGAAAGTACAAACCAACGAATGGAATGTAGAAAACTCAGGAAAATGGAAAACTGAAGACACCGACAATTTCTTTTATGAAATTGAGGAAAAAAAATGAGGTATTTAAATTATGAACATTGCAGAGTTATTCAAAAAGAATTTTGTATTAGTACCCGTTATAGCATCTGTCTTGTTCGGGACGTTCACTGGCGTTAAGTATATTGTTAATCTAACAGATACGATTAATTCTAATCAAACACAAATTCAATCCATTCAAGAGATGGAGATTGTAAATCTTCAAAGAGAATTAAAAGTTTCAGACGGACATATTCAAGAATTAAAACAAAGATTAGAGAGAGCAGAAGCTACATGGGAAATGGCTGAAAACCTTTATGATCTATTGGGACAAAAAGTAAACGAACTTGAATGGGACGTTAAGGATTTAAATAGGTAATGTATGGAGAGTCTCAGGATGGATTACAGATTTACTGCACTATTAATTGTAATGTTGACCTTACTAGCTTTGTTTGGTGGGCCAGCACATAGTAGAAATGATTATCTAAATAATGGAAGTAACGAATGTAGATATGGAGAAATGTCTGCTTCTATATCTAAAAATGATTACGAATCAGAATCTAATTATCGTCATTTTACTCCTTCAAATAGTAATGATAATTTTAATGAAAATTCAAGTTACAATGCAAGTATAACTTTTAGAAAATATTTAGGTGTTTCTAAAAGAGATTGTGATAGAAAAAATGCTATTTCATTACAAAATGAAAAACTTAAACAACAGTTAGAATTATATAAAAAATGTGGCAGCATTAATAGAAACTCAACTTTACAATATAATGAAAATTTTAATGAGCTAGTGGTTTATTGTAAAGGTGTGGGTGCATCAGAAGATAGTAGACCTACAAATAATCTATGGAAAAGCTTAAAGAATGATTATATAAAAGAAAATCCAAATAAAAAAATATATGGTCCTGAGAATGAGTAGAAAAACTAA